TTTCCTGTGCTACAAGTCAAAGCAAAACCATTGTAAGAAGTATTATTTGTATTCTCGCCTATAAAACTTGAAAAATAAACATCACCACTTGTTGCTGCTCTGGCTATTCCAGCAATTGCTGTTCTTGTTGCAAGAAAAGGATTTGATACTGTCATTGAACCACCAATATAACCAGCACCTGCACCAGAAGCAATATCGCCAAGTTCTGCATAACTTGCAACGCCACCATTTCTTGTTTGAGAAATAGTATCGCTGTTAGTTCCACTTAAAATTGTTTTGAAACCATAAGTTGAAGTTGTAACAGGTGAAGAATCAGTTGAAACTCTAAATCCTGCTTTAGCATTAGTTGAACCATTGAAAGTAAAAACAATTAAATAACTGTCATAAGTTGCAGAAAAAACTGAAGGAAAATTTTGACTGGCTACTCCACTAAAAGAAGTCGTGTTAAGTAAAACCATTCCAGCCTTTTTTGTGCCAAGAGCTGTGTTCATGGATGCATCAATTGCATCACCTAAAGTCTCAATTGCTGTTGCGCCATCTTTAACTAGATCAGTTGAAGTTGGAACTGTCCAGCCATAGTTTGGTGTAGTTGTGGCCATGTGTTAATTAACTCCTAGTAAGGCATCTTGCCATTGTAGTGATGGGTCTATTGTACTCCAGATTTCACCAGCATATACATCTTGCCACGCCACCGGCACAGCTGAGAATGTGAAGTCTGAAACATTCAATGTCAGCCTAGCAGTAAATCTGTCAATGTCCCATGACCATCCCTCAACATAACCAAAGAATTGATTTGGGTACAAAAGGGCAGGGAAGTCTGTTACAGATACCGGCATACCAAAGAACACACCGACCAAAGAATTAAGCAAAGTACTGGTCATTGTTGGTGCATCAATTTGTATTTGAATACCCTGGATCACTGGTGATGGGTAAGCGTTAAGAAGTACTAGACGATCTGCCAAAGTGTCAGCATCACCTGAGTTCTTTAAGAATGTTTCTATTGATTCTGTAACTCTGCCGTACTGACTAATTGAGTCAAGTTCTTCAACCTGCATAACATCTTGAGCTGCGCCATAGATAACTCTTACATCGTTGATGATGTCATTTCGTGATGTGGTCACATTGATTCCATCGGCAAGGATAAAGTTCTTTGAGATGTTGACAAAGCCGTTGGCACTTACATAATCTGCACGATGGTCTTGGTCTTGATAACCGATGCCACCAGTTGTAGTTTCAAAGATATAACCTGAACCTGAGTCAGCAACAATTTGTACATAGTTCAAAGCATTAGTTGGTTCTGGTGCAGCAATGGAACTAAACAAATCATATGTTCCAGGTGTGTCAATTGCTGATATATTAACACCAAGCAAATCAGCCCATGTTTGTGTTGTGTAATCAGTCCAAACTTGTGTTGCAGGTAATTCATTCCATTTAAGGCCAAAAGTGTCAGTGACAACTGAGACAATCCTGTCACCATCTTTTTGTTCGGCGTAGCCAACAATGTTTGCTTCTTTAGCTGCTAACTCTGAAAGCGCACCGGATGCACTGATCTGTGTGATGAAAGTATTTGTTGTGCCAGCATCCAGCACTGAGACTGAAACATCTGTAACTAAGCCAGTGAAGATTGTGGTGTCAACACCAGTGTAATTGTCCAGGGTAACTGTGATGGTGTCAAAAATTTCAACATCTGTGTAAGGCAAATCTAAGAAGTCAATTGTTGCAAAGCCTGCTGATGATTGTTGTTGTACATCATCACGACCCATGCTGATTTGAACACCCTCAAGGGTGTAATTGGTTACAGCTGTGCCATTGATTTTAACTGTGGCGTTTGGTGACCAAGGCACTTGTTACCTGCCAGGAATCATTGGCTTAACAAACTTGTTGACTGTGCCAGCCTTTGCAGCGTTGTTGATTGACTTGACTACTGTGTTTGCTTGAGCCTTTGAATTAGTTGCACCAAAGTTATTCACAACAGTAACTGCGCCTCTAGGGTTACCTGCTGCCAATTGTCCTGCTGCTCTGATTGGTGCAGTTGAAATGTCTATCAATGCACCACCAATAAATGATTCTTTGAATCTTTCGTATGCTCCGATTGCTGATTCAATCTTTCCAATAAGTGTTGTGAATGAATCAATTAACTTAATCAGTGAACTTTCACCAGTTGTAGGATCAATTTGCAATAACCTACCAATTGCATCACCTAAGTCTCTTAACTGCTCACCAAGTAAATATGCTGAACCCTCAGTAGATTCCATGTCATAACCAAAAGTTACTGCACCAGTTCCGGCATCATAGAATGCTTTTGTTAATCCTTGTTTGCCACTTCTAGTCAATCCATTAACTAAGCCCTCAAGTGCAGGCACAAGATTATCTGTTGTGAACTTTGCAAGTTTTTCCATGAAAGGTAATAAAGCAAATCCAATTTGTTCTCTGGCTTCATCTACTGCAATTTGAACCCTTTGCATTCTTCCAGCAAATGTTTCAGCTGCTGCTGCAGCCTGACCTGCAAATGTTTCAGACAATGCTTTAACTGCACCATCAAAGTCTTTTGTTTTAACAATGTTCTCATCAAGTGGAACACCAATTCTTTTTAAAGCACCAAGGTTGCCATCGTAGGCTTTGCCAAGTGCTTCTGTAACTGCTGCTAAGTCTTTACCTGTACCTGCTGCAATATCTAATGCAAGTTGTTGAAGTTTTTGTGCTTTGGTTACATCTTGTGTTGATCTAACAAGCCTGTCCAATGATGGTCTTAATTGATCATCAGCAACACCTGTGGCTCTAGCTGTGGCATCAATATAATCTTCGGTTGCTGCGATTTGTTGATCTGTTGCTTTGGTTGTATTGCGTAAAGTTTGAGCCAGGCTAACCTGGGCTTTTTCATCTTCAATGGCTGCTTTAACAGCTGAGACACCAATTGCAAATGCTGCTGTTCCAACTGCTGTTGCAAGGCCTAAGAATGCTTTGGCAGCAGTTGCAACAATCTTGTCAATTTTGCCTGTGAATGATTGTGTTTCAGTTGTTGCTTTATTTAAGCCAGTTGAGAATTGCGCTGTATCAGCAAGCAACTCTAACTTCAATGTTCTAATGTCAGCCATTATGCAACCCTACTTTTCCACTCACGTCTTATTCTATCAACTTGCTCAACCCATTGTTGTGTTATGTAAGGTTGAAGTGCTTTAAGTGTTGGAAAGATAAAGTATCCAGCATTACCTCTGCCCTCGCGTGGTGACCTCTTGTCAAATTGTCTAAGCCCAACATAAGTTCCGGATTTGCGTTCTCGTTTTATGTTGTTGTAAGCACCAAATTCTGTACCAATAAGAATCTCACCTACTGGTGTTCCTGATTTAAGTTTAGAAGTTCCCCCACCAATAGTAATAACTGGTGACTTACTTGATTTTGAAACTCTGATTGTTCTGGCAATCGCTTGGCCTTGTGGTGTTGCTTGTAGAGCTGAGCCAACAGCAGATGCTGCAACAGTAGCAATGTCATTAGCTGCTTTTTTCATATCTGTTTTTGCTATCTCATCCATCTTGCTAAAAGTTTTAAGAATAGCCAAAATGTCTTTGTCAGCAATTTTAATTTGAAATGGTTTAGCCGCCATGATATCTATTCACCACATCTGCAATTGTTGATACCTGCTCGGCCGAAAGCGTTTTGAACTCTGACAATGGCTGGCGCGAAATGACGGCCAGTTCTATCAAACTTCTTTCGATGCTTCCGGCTTGGTAAAATTTGTTGTTGCAAAATCCTTTGAATTGATGTGAACAACGCTTGATCGCCAATCTTCAAAGCGACCAACTGGTTTATCACTGAGTCGTTTTTGCATTTGATAGGCAAGCCAGAATTGTTGTTCAATGCTTGGTGGCAATTCTCGTTTGAATAGTTCCAAGAAAGTTGTGCCAGTTTCTTTCTCAGCTTGTGCAATCTCCCATGGAATAGTCCATTCTTCAAAAGACTTTCCATTTGCCAATGTCCATTCTATTTTAATCTTAAACATTTAGGTGACCCCTGTTCGTTAGTTACGCTAGTGATACTGATCGGATTGGCATTGTCACTGTTGTGGTTAATGCATCCGGTGCTGTTCCACCAAAATCTGGTCGCTTTGGTAAAACTGTCAAAGTAATAACTTTAGAATTTATTGTCAAAGTCATTGCTTGTGTTGTGGTTGGGTTTGTGTCTGCATCTGTCCAAAGTGTGTCACAGAGTCCTGAAGCAACACCCCAGTCTTGCAGAATTTCCATTGTTACTGTTCCGACTTCTTTGTCAACTACATAGTCGACTAATCCATTCAAAG